CGGCATATATGAAGCTTGACTTTATCAATGAGGTACTTCTGCCTATGGTTACAAGGACGGGTGGTAAGGTATCTGCGGCAAGTACATTCAACGGCCCTAACTGGTTCTACGACTGGTACAAGGAAGGACAGCAAGAAGAGAATTGGGAACAGATTAAGTCCATTAAAAGGACGTACCTTGACCTTAACGATGACAATGTAGCTAAGACCGTACTCGGTATTAAGAAGAGTATGACTAAGGCACAGTTTGACCAAGAGTTCCTTTGCAAGCCTGTGAGTGCTAATGCCTTGTTCAGCAATGTTGAGGACGCTGTTGTAGATAAATTAGATACAAGATGTGAGCGAACCTACATAGGAATGGATATCGGGGTAGCACAGGATTATACAGTGCTTACAGCGATGTCTGATGACTACAAGGTGATTGACATAGACCGATTCAATTACAAGGAGGAGGGAATGGACTACGAAGAGTTTAAGGCAAGGATAAAATCATTCTACCTAAAACACGACAGGAACTTAGCTGCCGCATACTTTGAGGTAAACAATAACGACCTGTTGTTTGATGACTTGACTGATGACGATAGGCTATACAAACTTATACCCTTTACAACCTCAGCACAGAGTAAGCCCGAGATTATCCGTAACCTCATCAAGCTGTTTGAGGATAAGGTGATTAAGATACCTAAGAACACGGATTTGATAAAGGAGCTTTACGACTTTAAGTCTAAGCGGAACGCTATTACAGGTAACCTACAATTCTCCAACACCGATGGCAAGCACGATGATATGGTTATGAGCTTAGCAATCTGTGCGTACTGCGCTGTAGAAGAACAGGATGGTGGGGTAACTTTGTTTTTATGATTACATTCAGACAACACTTAGAAATATCTCAGAACTCAAATAGGGAAGGGGGTATACTTAATTACATTAGTAATCTGCCTCCCGAAGAACGTGTAAGGGCTACAAGGGGAATTACTGAAACCTACCCATTAAAAATGGGTGGTGAAATCAGTGAAGATTTAAAAAATTGCTTTAATGTTTATGATAATGTTATGGATTTGGTACTTGGTCAGTTTATTATGATTGAGCAAATAATAACAGGTAAGACTAAGTTTGATACAGATGCGGAAAATGATTTAGCAATCGTAGAGCTTATATTAAGACCAAAACATCACGATACTTTTGATAACGAAAACTTAAAGGATGAAGAAGATAATAAAAAAAAGATACTTGACACTCCTGTTCAAAAAGTGTATGACGCATTAGCAGCCTTCATAGAAGATAGAGATTTTGTTTTGTTTAAACAATTCGCTGGAGTATTTTACGATGTCTCTGAAGAAGAAGAAGAAAGCGAGGATGAAGAAAAAACAAGCTCACAACAATTATTTAGCCAACAATGGTATTGGTACTCTATGGTTCGTATGTTAGCAAAGGAGGATATAACAAGGTACTCTGATATATATATGCTAAAGATGTCAACAGTGATGCCTGAGATGAGTTTCTTGGCTCAAAAAAGCAAGATTGAGTCTGCCGAGCAACGCCAGCAACAGGCAATGCGTAAATTGTAAATTAAAGAAAGACAATATGAACAACCTAACAGACCTTTACAATGAGATTAAGTCCTTTGCTAATGGGCATCTTATGGTCAACGAGTTTATATTCGCTGCATCGGAAGATGATTTGCAACAATACGATTTTGATTACAGAACACTTGTGTTAATCCCAAGCTCTTCTAATCTATCAAGAGATTTAAATTCACCAGTATACACGCTTTCGTTTTCGGTCTTAGTATTAGATAAAACAATAAAGGACGATAGCCTTGCATCAATACAATCCATAGAGGAGAATATATTTATTATCGGTCAATTGCAAGACAAGCTTATGCAATTGGGTAGAGATGTGAACTTTGACGAGGTTGAACTTCTAAACACACCTCTTGAAGATTACAATGTAACCACTGCGTTCTCAGACTTTGATATTGTTCTTTCACGCAAGCCGTATACAAGGGGCATAGACGAAGCGTAGATGGCTTTCAGCGAGGGGCAATATAAAAATTTTATCAAGGTAATTGTTGTTGCTGCTGTAGCAAAGGAGTTCCGAAAGTCTGCTATTATTAAGAAGGTAGTGCAAAAGATAAAGTCACAAGGTCTTGTTGCAACAGGAGAGCTTTCAAACCCTCAGTTAACAGGTAGCATACTTCCATCAAGGGATGATAGGTTCCTTGTTAAAAGGGGAGGGGTGATTGTAAAGACCGCTAAGATTGGACCTAAAGGAACACCTGTGGCAACAGAGATAGCTGTGAGATTACGATACGGTTTGACTGAAGAAAAGTATGTTTACTTAACAAAGAATAGCCCAGATAAAAAGTGGTTCCCTAACATAGACAGGATTGCGGAATGGATTAAAGTAAAGCAATCAAGGGGGAAGAGCTTCACAATAACAAGGAACGGCATAGAAAAAGAAGCTAAAAGAGATTGGGAAAGAAAGTCTGTAGCTTATATCATAGCAAGGGGCATAAGCAAGAATGGTATTCTCAAAAAAGATTTCTTGAGTCCTTTTGAAGACAAGAGTACAGGTGTAGATGCCTCCTTGTCAAGAGCGCAAATAAAAATAACAAACAGATTGATTGATTTGTATGGAACTACTTTCGTGGACATACAGAATGATGTAATAGGAAATATACTATAAAATGGGTGTAAATAAAGTAACACTGCTTCAAGAAGCGATTTTATCTCTTAGTAAAGAAATAAACAAGAATGGTGAAGCTACTAAACAGCAGGCTAAAGAATTAAAAAAGCTTAAAGAGCAGTACGAAAAGGTAAATAAGTTAATGCCTCAGTACAGAAAAAAGCACGAGGAAATTAACAAAGAGTTAAAGAAAGCAAATGTATTAACCTCTAATTTAGAAAAAACTAACAAAGGTTTTTTTGGCAAGTTAAAGAATGCTGTAGGCACACTTTTCCGCTATGGATTGGCGTACAAGGCTATAAATTTAGTTACAACAGCATTTAATGAACTGACTATAGGCTCTATAAAGCAGTCTATTGCATTTCAAAAAGCATTAGCAAATCTTAGCGCGGTGGCAGGAGCCTCAGCCAAAGAAGTTGAGGCCCTTGGTAAAAACGCATTGGAGGTTGCTGGTTCTACTAAGTTTACAGCGCAAGAAATTGTAGGTCTTCAAACATCGTTAGCTAAGTTAGGGTTTACTTCAGAGGATGTAATAAAATCAACACAAGGTATTGCCAACACAGCTCAAGCTCTTGGCGCACCACTTGAACAAGTAGCAGAGCAAACAGGTAAAGTTATAAATCAATTCAAACTTCTTATAGAGCAATCAGAATTTGTAGGTGATGTATTGGTTACAACTATAAATAACAGTGCATTATCTTTTGATAGCTTTGGGACAGCAATACAGTATGTTGGTCCAATCGCAAGGAATTTAGGTTTGTCAATTGAGCAAACAGCGGGAGCGATGGCTGTTTTATCAGATAACGGATTCACAGCTTCTCGTGTAGGTACGGGTCTTAGAGGTATATTTACAGAACTTGGAAAAACAAGTGCTGATGTAGAGGGTTCGCTTAGAGACTTAGCAGAAGAAAATATATCCTTGTCTGAAGCAGTAGACCTCGTGGGGAAAAGAAATGCAGCACAGCTCATAACATTGTTAGACAACATAGAGGCTTTAGACGAGGGAACGGAAAAATATTACCAGCAAGGTAGAGCTTTAGATTCCGCTTCTAAAAACATAGACACCTTCTCGGGTCAACTTGGATTACTAAATTCAGCTTTTAGAGAATTTCAGATTAATATTGGTAAGTCTGTGGCTGAAAGTGATATATTATTAAAGGTTTTAGATGGTTTCTTCCCAGCGGCTGCTAAAACAGCGAGAGGGTTTAAAGCTATAAATGATATAGGATTTGATAATTTTTCCAAGGGGGCTAAAGAAGTACAATCTGGTTCAAGCGCATTAAGAAAATCTTTAGAGCTTTTAGATATTAGTGTTGAAGAATATGAAATGGCATTATCAAATGCTAATGTAACTCAGACTTCTTTCTTAGATTTTCTTCCAGAAGGATTTTCAAAAGCGGGTGATGCTTCATTAGAACTTATAAACTCTGTAGAGGGATTAAGTTTACAATTAAACAAGAGTGCCGAAGAAGGTAAAAGACAAGAACTTATTCTTCAAGGACAGACACTTGCTTCTGAAGAATACGAAGAGTCTATAAGAAAAATAACGAAGGCTTTTTCTGATGGAAATAATGTTAACGAAGAATCAAATAAGTTAAGTAAGGAAATAAACGATAAAATCAAAGAGTATCAATCAATAATTGAAACGACATACAGAACGGAAACTAATGTGTTTACAGGTAGAGCTTCCGCTATAAAGGTAGATGAAGAACAAATACTCGTTTACAAGGGCTTGGTCGGGGTACTACAAGGATATAACGAACAGCTTGTTAATGCCACGATAAGTGCAAAACAACTTCAAACTATTTTTGATAAAACAAGAAAAGAAGCTTCTAAAGAGGAGGCTAAAAGAGTTAAGGATGCTATTAAGTTTGCCGATATTGAATACCAAAAACAAGTAGAACAAATAAACAATACTGCTGAACTACAAACTATTCTACAACAACAGATACTTGATAGTGAGGTATCTACATCTGAAGAGCGCACGGCAGCGATACAAAGAATTGCCGAAATTGAAGAACAGAGACAGCAAGATGTTAGTGAGACTTATAAGCGTAAAGCTAAATCTCTTATGGAGATTAACATACAATATGAGGAGAACGAAAAGCTTATTGATAATGCATTAAGAAAAGCTCAAAAGTACTCAGAAATTCTTGATAACGATATAGTTTCTGACGCTTCTAAAGCTTTAAAAAATTATAATGACGAGTCTAAAAATCTCGCTAAACAACTCAAAGACAAAACAATAGGTCAAGAGGAATATAATGAGAAACTTCAAGATAACCAAGATTCTTTTGAAGAGTATATTAAAAATCTGATAACCGCTAACAATCTTGGAGAAGATGCTGAAAAGATTCTTCTTGGTATGGTTGATGCCTACAATAAACAAAGTGTAGCACTCCAGGAAAATAACAAGATGACTCTTGAGAATGCTGATTCTTTTGAAGATTTTATTCAGCTTCTAAAAGATGATGAGGACTTCCTTAAAGACCTTATTGCAAACATCCTTGGTCAAGCAATTGATTCTACAGAGGAAGTACTTAATTCTTTTAATGACCTTGTATTAGAGAACACTGTTGGCAGATTAGAACAAGAGATTGATGCTATTGAAAGAAGGTATCAAATAGAAGAAGATATTTTAAAGTCTTCCCTTAACAACCAGTTGATTACCGAGTCTCAATACCGAGCTAAACAAATAGAACTTCAGAAAGCCAAGCTTGCTGAAGAAAATTCTATTAACAAGCAGATATTTGAAGCAGAGAAAAAGCAAGAAACTAACGATGCAAAGATTGATGGTTTAGCAGCAATAGCTGAAGCTTATATCAATGCTTTCACGACATATAAAGACCCATTGACTGCATTCGCTATCGGTTCTATATTTGCTGGGCTTATTGGAGCGCAAACAGGATTTCAAGTGTCCGCTATCAATCAAAGACAATTCTTCCCTAAGAAGTTTGCTGAAGGGGGTATGGTTAATGGACCATCGCACGACCAAGGCGGGGTGCCGTTTTCTGTGCAAGGGCAAAGCGGATATGAAATGGAAGGAGGTGAGTATGTTATCAACAAAAGAGCTACTGCTATGCACCGAGACTTACTTGACCGTATAAACAAAAGCGGTATGACAAGACCAAGAGCTGGAAGCTATAAATTTGCAGAAGGGGGATTAGTATCCTCACCATTGAACGAAAGTGTAGATTACCTAAAGGCTATTGCAGAGGCTACTACCTCAACAGCTATAGGCGTAAGTAAGCCTGTAAGAGCTTATGTTGCAGACAAGGACTTGCGTGGTAACGCTACAGAACGTAGAATTAGAGATAGAAACGACAGAATATAATGGCTGATTTAGTATTCAAACAAGGCATTGCAGCACAATACAATGCTATAGCTTTAGATAAAACAAGCGATAACACTTTAGAGGAAATATCTCCTACAGGTAATTACCAAGCAAGAGACGTTGTTAAAATCGTGTATACCGATGTATATGAAAAGGCTGTTTATGGGGTTTGCACAAATCCAGTTACAGGGGAGTTTACATTTGATGAGAACATATACCCTGTAGGACCTTCGGGAATAACAGCTACCATATTTAAATACAACACCACAGATGTGTACGATGCGAGTATGTATAGAATAGGTGTAGATGTAGAAAACGGACTGTACTCAAAGGCTTATAATAAATACACATCAAACATATCTTATTCTCTTATCATACCTGTTAAAAGAGATACATACTTTGGTGGAGCATCAACTGTAATAACATCTTCAGATGTTGCTTTTGCAGACCTATGTGATAGCAAGGCGTATGGTGTAGGATTATCAGATATATCTTTAGATACACTAAACAACAAGTTTAAGTCTTCATTAGAATTTAATATCGCAACTCGTTAATATGGAGTTTAAGTTAGAGATTAGCAGGACCAATTTAGCAAACAGCTATTATGATGTTGACCTGTTTCCAGAGCAGCAATTGGAGTATGATTTAGATTTCTACGATAGCGTAGAGATTGATAAGGTTAAGCTACCTTTCTATACTAAACTTCGTATACCGCTAACAACTAACAACAAAGCATCTAATAGATTTGACTTTGAGCCTATAACATCTCCTGCATTAGACTTCCCAAAGGATGATTTCTACTTTAAGATTACAGTATACGGAAGCAGCTCAACAGAGATAGCGGGTATACTCAATGTTGTTTCTTTTGAATACAATTCAGCACAATCTTATATAGAGGTAGAATTAAAAGACTATCTGTCAAAGTACCTTGCTCAAGTTAAAGACACTAAACTTGGTGAGCTATACACGGATAGCTACTATACACAAAGAAGAACGCTTAATCAGTTTCGTGCAAATACAGCGAGTGGCGGAGAGGCAGGAATAAAAGGAACAAACCCAGACTATACTCGTCCTATCTCGTTCCCATACATTGACTTCTGTAACGATGTAGACGGAAAGTTTGGATACGGAGCAAGGCAATTCCTTGAGTACGGAACAGGTATTGACAGAACGGGTATTATGCCTGTATTTTCTGTAAAGGGGTTTTTACAATACTTAACAGCATACATAAGCTCTGCTGCTTTTCCACTTCGTGTAGACTCAAAGTTGTTTGAGTTAGGAGACTATGCTTCCACACCAGCATTCGCTGATTTTCAAGCGGAGAAGTTGCATATGGTTATACCATCACAGCTTCTTGCAAAGGAAGACATAAACAGAAGAAACTTCTTTGTCAGACAAGCACCTGCTTGGTCGGGTACTAATCAGTCCTTAAACTCTTGTATAGACCTTAATGGTGATGAAAAGCTTATACATACCCAGTGGTTTGGTAATATGGAAACTGCGGGAAACTATGGGACTGATGGTGAGGGTAACCCGTTGTATGATACACAAGATTGGGGAGCTGAAAAAAGAATGGGTTTTTACCCTGCGGATTTAGATGACCAAGGAGATTATTTCTTTGATGGTATACGCGGTTTCTTTTGTCCTAAAGTATCTTTTAATGCGGACATAAGACTAAACTCTGGTGGTACATCTGTCTCTATAGAAAGACCGAAGTTAGAAATACCCGTAGTGGGCGAAGACAAACTTGTAGAGGCTATATATACGAATACCTCAACAATGAGGTTCAAGGTGTATGTAGGTGTTTATGAGGATGGATTTATGGCAAAGAAAATACCTTTGCAAGATGTCCAAGGTGATGATATCATTTTAACAATGCAGAATGTCTATGCTACGCAACAAGGTAATTCCAACAAAGGAAGCAACGCTGACCCATATGACTACTTTCAGTGTGAAGAAGGACACGAGGACCACGGGGTTATATTTTCAAACGGTGCTATATGGCAGGACGTTATTTGGTTTGAAGACTTCACAGCATACTTCCCTCAAGACCAAGAGATGTTTATTAATGGTGGAAGTAGATATGGTGTAAACTATTTCATTGAGCCTTTAGATGGGGAGCTTGATGTTCGCTACGCGACAGCTTATCAACACGGAGGCAGCCACCATACAGCAACAGCATACGCGCAGAGCTTGTTCAGTGTAGGTCAATTAAGAAAGTTGGTAACAAGAATGTCAAGCTACGCTTCTTTAAACATTAAGTTTAATTCTAATGCTGATACTCTTTTGTATGAACTTACAGATGAGTTTGTAATTAGCGATTCTATAAATCAAACTTGTCCTTTAAATGTATCGGAAATACTTACAGCACTTTTAAAAAGATTTGACTGTGGTTTGTTCTACGAATTTGATGTAACCACTTCGGAACACATACTTCGTATAGACCCCCTCTCAATTGTAAGAACGGGTAGCCAAAATATAAATAGTCTAATAGACGATTTAAAGTCTATAAAGATTAGTAATGGAGGAGATAAGGTCAAGTTGCTTGAAATAAACAATAAAGACTATGGTCTATACTTTGACGATTTAAATAACGATGATGTAACTATAGGTTCTACTGTTCAAGAAATTAATCCAGAAGGTATAGTAGAGATTAAGTTTGACCTTAAGTCTTCTATATACTATCGTTCTGTTTGTGGTGCTGACGCTTCAGATATGGATGGTAATCAAAACTTTCAGAACGGAGCTTTCAGCGAGAAAGAGCTTGGGTTTACAGCAAACATATTTACAAAAAATAAAGATGTAGGTTTAAGATTTGCTTATTTAGATAAACCATTAGTAGATACTAATCTGAAGATACCTTTTATAAAGTTAAAGGGTAACGACCAAAGCGGTCAAATGATTACCGAAACAGAGCGAATATATATTGACCTTGGTAAGCAAACATTTAACGGAAGATTATTCCCTTACAACACTGCGGGATGGAGCCTTATGTTTGAAGATGAAAACGGGGATACAACAGATACCTATGATAATATCTTCGCCACCTCTGAAAAAATAGTACAGAGTGAGAATCCTCGCATAGAGTTTGATATGGTTGTGCCTACCTCAAACCTCGCTTCATTAGACTTCTTCCTACAGACTTTATCAGCTACAAGGATAACTCCAGGTGGAATCCTCGTTAAGAGCGCAAGCGGTGAAGTGTACGATGATTTTGCTTACATTACTATAGAAGGGATATTACAATAATTGTAAATTAATTTGATGGCTACATACAACGACTACCCACAATCTGCTACTAACAACGCCAAGAAAGTTCTTGAGTGGAAGAAGAAGTACGGAAAAGAAGTTAAGGGAATGACTTCTGTGGGCTGGACTCGTGCCAACCAATTAGCATCAAAAAGAAAACTATCGTATGAAACTATTGCGAGAATGGCTGCTTTTAATCGCCATAGAAAGAATGCTGCGATTGACCCTAAATATAAGGACACGCCTTGGAAAGATAGAGGCTATGTTGCTTGGCTTGGTTGGGGAGGAACAAGCGGTGTTAACTGGGCAATTAGAAAAGCTGAAAGCATACGAAAAGGAACAGTTAAAGCAAGTGCAGATGTGGCTGACGTCCCGTGGGGTGACCGTAAAGTCAAGGATGATTATGCTACACAAGGAAAGGATGGAAGCATTAAGAAATCTCCCAAAGCACCTAAGAGTGATACTCCTAACAAGAATCCTAAAGGTGTTGGAAAAGGCGGAAAGCTATCTGCAAAAGTTCTTAAGTCTATAAAGACTAAGGTAGACGCTTACAACGAGAAGTACCCCGATAAGAAAGTGGGTATGGGAGCTGCAAAGCGTGTTGTACTTCGTGGTATGGGCGCGTTCAATACAGGACACTCACCAAAGGTTACAAGTGCTACACAATGGGGACTTGCCCGACTAAACGCATTTATGTACTTGGTAAAGAACGGAAGACCGTCTAATCCAAAGTATGTACAAGATAATGACCTGCTACCAAAGTGGCATAAAAAAGCAAAGAAGAATGGATAACTTACCATTATTTGATATATCATTAGAAGACATCGCTCAAGGGATGTACAAGATTTCTCTTGTAGATAAGCCCGCTATTGAGGAAGACTTCATCCACTTCAACGAAGTAGAGAAGGTGCAGATGTTTGCTGATGAAAAGAAGAAAGAGGTTGTAGGACCTATTATGATTCCTAACAAGGAAATCCTACGATTCTCACCCGAGATGGGATACTACTATGTACGCTTCACTGCGGAGACAATCCAGGAGATTATGTACAAGTATTCTAAGGAAGGGTTATTTAACGCATTTGGCATTAACCATCAGAACGATACTGACGATGTAGTGATGCTTGAAGTTTGGACCAAGGAGAGTGATAACGATAAGTCTGTGGACTATGGTTACAAGCTACCAAACGGAACCGTATTCGTGAAGGCAAAGATTGAGTCTGACGAATTATTTACTGCAATTGAGAATGGAGAGATAAATGGTTTCTCTATTGAGATTAAAGCAGATATTAAACCAACAATTAATAACGAAGAACAAATGAACGAATTTAGTTTTGGCAAAGAACTTGGTAAGTTGGAGGCTCAATTTGAGACGATGACTAACAAGTACGAAGCAAGAATTGAAGCTTTGGAGAACGAGAATAACTCGCTCCTTGAAGCTGTGACATCTTTTGAAGATAAGTTCGCTGGTGTTTCTGATTTGAAGGAAGCCATTGAAATGATTCAAAAGCACATCGCGTCTATGGGTGACTCTAAAGAAGAGATGGCTGAAGACAAAGATGAAGAAAAAGAAGAAGAAATGGCTCACTCTCCCGAACACAAAGAGGAGGAAGAGAAAGAAGAAATGAAAGATGACAAGTACGAAGCTACTGAAGAAGTTGCTGAGGAAGTCTCTGAAGAATTTACTGCTGAAGAAGAAACTAACGAAGCTGAGGTTGAGGAGCAGTTTGCTGCTGAACAAAAGGCTGAAGAGGTTGCTGAAACAGTAGAAGACAAGACAGTAGTTTTTAATGGTATCACTTCTGAGAAGGTAGATATGATTAACAACTTCTTTAACCGCAAGTAATTATTGTAAATTAATTAAACGAATCCTCTTAAATTAAAATAAAATGAGTATAGTAATATCAAACTTGCCATATGGTGACCGTCGTCCAGACTTGTTCATTGATACTATGGTAAAATCGGCAGCGGTATTAAACCGTTTCCGTCTTGTAGATGGTGTTAAAGCTAAAGTAAACGTACCTATCTTTGACGCTACATTATCTTTCGGTTCAGACCTTTGTGTATTTGACGGTAACTCTGATGCTACAATCGGAGAAAAAGAAATGACTGTAACTACTTACAAGTGGTCTTTCTTAAACTGTAAAAACGCTCTTGAGTCTTCTTACCGTGGTCTTCTTTTGAAGAAAGGTCAGAACAACCCAGAGACTATGGACGCTGAGTTCAAGGATTGGGTATTTGACTACTTCGCAAAATTGTCTGCTGAAAAAGCATTGACTGTTGCAGGTACTGAATTGACTACTGAAATGGCTGCTGATGCTTCTGTATTAGACTTTGACACTGATGCTGTATTAAGTTCTGCTAACATCCTTGACAAATTAGAAGGTGCTTACGAAACAATGAGCGACGTTATGTTGGCTGCTGTTTACGGAGACGCTGACCGTGATTTCAAACCTGCTATCTTCTTGGGAACTGCTGCTATGCAACACTACCAAATCGCTATTGCTGGTCTTTACACTACTACTCCACAAGGTGTTGTAGAAGGTGGTGTACCGAACTACTACGGTATGGAAGTTATTCACTTCCCATCAATGCCTGCTAACGAATTTATGATTGCTGCTGCACAGAACATCGTAATGTTGACTGATGAGTACAATGACGTTCGCGCAATTGATATGAAGTACGAAGCTGAACTAAGCTCTGACAAGATTTGGGGACAGTTCAAGTTAGGTTTCTCTTACTTGAAAGGTGAAGAGATTGTCTACGCTAAGAACTTCGCATAATAATAACTAACG